AAAGACTGACGCTCAATTCCCGGAGAAACTTCGCTTTCTCTTTGATCCATCTCGCTATAAAGTCGCATGGGGTGGTCGAGGCTCAGCGAAAAGCTGGTCATTCGCTAGGGCATTACTGATAAAGGGAGTTCAGGCACCGCTCAGATGGCTGTGTGCGAGGGAAATCCAGCAATCCATCAAGCAGTCCGTACATCAGCTTTTATCCGATCAGATAAAGTTGCTAGAGCTGGAAAGATTCTATGATGTTCTACATACTGAAATCAGAGGCAGGAACGGGACATTATTCAGTTTCACCGGCCTGTCTATTCACACCGTAGATTCTCTCAAGTCTTTCGAGGGATATAACGGGGTATGGGTGGAGGAAGGCCAGACCGTTAGAAAGAAGTCATGGCAGATCCTTATCCCTACAATCAGGGAGCCTGATAGCGAAATCTGGATCAGCTTTAACCCTGATCTTGATACAGATGAGACCTATAACCGGTTCATCGTCAATACGCCGCCAGATACCCATATCTCCAAGATCAATTACGACGACAATCCTTGGTTCCCTGAAGTCCTGGAGAAAGAGCGGCAACATGCCAAGCTCACCATGTCCAAGGAAGACTATGAGAATACATGGGAAGGTGTATGCCGGACCTCAGTCCCTGGTGCGATCTATGCTAACGAAATCTCCAAAGCGCATGAGGAAAACCGCATTACTCATGTGCCGTATGATCCCATGCTTAAAGTGCATATGGTCTTTGACATGGGCTGGAATGACTCAATGTTTATCATTCTGGCGCAGCGCCATCTGTCATCAATGCGAATCATTGAAAGCATCGAGGACGACCACAAGACACTGGATTACTATTCAGCTTTGTTGAGAGACAAGAAGCTCAACTGGGGGAAGATGTTTCTTCCGCATGATGCCCGGCACAAGGACTACAAGCTTGGAAAATCAGCAGAGGATATCATGAAGGCTTGGGAGTGGGATGTTGAGATAGTGCCTGACATCGGCATGGAGCAAGGAATCAAGGTGGCGAGGATGGGATTTGGCCAAACTTACTTTGATAAGGTTAAGGCCCGCAGACTCGTGGAATGTTTGAAGCGGTACAAGCGCAAGATCAATCAAAGCAATGATGAGCCTAGCACGCCGGATCATGACGAATTCAGTCATGGAGCGGATGCATTCAGATATCTGAATATCATAGCCGAGGAAATGACGAACGACATGCGAACGAAAGAATTTCTCAAACCTATCGAGTACGATAATCGAGGCATTATATGAGCATGGCATTGGTTAATGCGGTTACTAAACTTGGTAAGAAGGTGGAAAAACTGGAAAGTATCCCACAGGGATTTAATCCCGCAATCTACGATGAACTGGTTGTTCTTATTGAAGAACTAAAACACCGTATTAATGAGGCCGAATACTATTTAACTTCATTAAATACTAGAATTGAAATGTTAGAAATCAAGCGCAAGCCAGGTCGCCCCCGCAAAGATGAAAGATAATAAAGAACTGCTCTCGATCATTGCTGCTCACGATAGATCCTCAATAGGCGTTGACACGCAAGAATTCTCTATTGATCGTGCTGATGCTTTAGACCGTTACTTTGGCCGTCCTTATGGCAACGAGCAAGAAGGACGGTCTAAGGTCGTGTCTAAGGACATTTCAGATGCCGTCGACTGGATACTTCCCTCCCTAATCCGTATCTTTCTATCCACCCATGACGCTGTGCGCTTTGACCCTGTTGGGCCTGAAGACGAGGAACAAGCCGAGCAGGAGTCTGATTACGTCAATCACGTCATAATGAAGGAAAATGACGGGTTCTGTATAGTGCATGACTGGATCAAAGACGCGCTATTGCTTAGAAATGGCTATGTCAAGCGCTGGTGGGATGAGACAGAGGAAATCACGCACGAAACCTACACCAATCTTTCCGAAGTAGATATCGTGATGCTTATTCAAGAGCTGGAGCGCTCTGGAGATGATATCGACATCGTAGAGCAGGAAACAAAACAGCTTGACGACGGTGTGTTCTACGACCTTAAGTTGAAACGCACCGCCAAAAAGGGTCAAGTCAAGATCCTCCCCACTCCCCCCGAAGAAATCACCCTTTCCAATCGTGCCGGCACTGATATACAAGAATCCGTGTATGTCGCTCATACGACGCTTAAAACCCGCTCAGATCTGATTGAAATGGGATTGTCCAAAGACTTCGTCAACGATCTGCCCACTTGGACCGATCAGAGTACGGATGAAGAAACTTTAGCCAGGGACACGGTAGACGATGAGACAGAATACAGCAACAGCCCGGACCGCAGCATAGATGAGATCGAGTACAAGGAGTGCTTTATCAGGGTTGATGCGGATGAGGACGGTATTGCCGAGCTCAGAAAGGTCGTGGTCACGGGTGGAAAGATCCCTGATGGTGAGGATTACAATCAGGAAATCGACGAAATCCCCATTTCCTACTGGACACCCAACAGACTCCCTCACAGACACGTTGGTTTAAGTATTTATGACGAACTGAAAGATATTGCCGAGATCAAGACCGCGCTTATTCGCGGTACATTAGACAATACTTATCAGCTCGTAAACTCGGAATGGTTGGTTAATGAGCGAGTAAACCTAAGCGATTTCACGCAGTCACGCCCAAATGGGGTTAAGCGTGTAACAGGCAAGGAACCTATCTTAGATGCCGCCACACAAGTAGTTAAAGCTCCCATCATTGGCCATGTTATCCCGGTCCTTGATTATGTAGACGGCATGAAAGGTCGCAGGACTGGCGTGGATCAGAATGTAATTGGTCTTGATCCCGATACCCTGAAGAAGACGACAGAAGGGGCTGCAAGGCAAGCCTTATCGCAGGCCAATCAAAAGATTGAAATGATAGCCCGGCTATTCGCCGAGACAGGATTCAAAGAACTGGCATCAGCCGTACATGAACTGTTAATCAAGCATCAGGAGAAATCCAAGGTCGTCAAGCTCCGTAATGAATGGGTAGAGATTAATCCGCAAGAATGGTTGACCCGTAGCGATATGACGGTGAATGTGGGACTAGGCCGGGGCTCACAAGATGAGGTCAGAATGAATCTCATGCTGATGGCCGATGTCCAGGAACGGGCCGCGCAGTCTGGGATTGTCCTGCCTAAGAACGTCTATAACCTCGCTAACGAAATGTCGGAAGCATTAGGTTATCGTCAGGAAGGGCTATTCTTCACTGACCCAGAGTCAGAAGAATTCCAGCAGATGATGGCAAGCCGAGAGGAACAGCCCAACCCATTAGCGGAAGTGGAAGAGGTCAAAGGCCAGTTCAAGATGCAGTCAGATCAAATAAAGCACCAGCATGAAATGCATAAACTGGATTTTGAGAAACAGAAATTCCACTTTGAATACGCCCTGAAAGTCGCTCATGAGGAAATCCAAGCATTGAAAGATCAGGTAGACGCGGACCTTGGCAAGCCAGGAGTGGGCCAGGAAACCCAAGATATCGCAGCGGTCTATGAAGCTGAATTGCAGAAAATGGCCGGCTTCCTGGAGGAGCAGAATCGAAACATCTGGTCTCAATTCGCCAGCCTCCTGAATCGTGATGAGAATCAGCAGTTGTGGGAGAAACTAATGGAAACGCTTAATACCCCTCAACAGTTTGAGCGTGACGAGAACGACCGTATAAGCGGCCTAGCAAGACGGGAACAATAGGAGTAAATAATGGCACTCACCCTCACAACAGTAAAAAGCACGAATACGCTTTGGATACAGCTAAAAGACTATCTCGTACAGATCAAGACTGACTGGCAAGTGTTACGTGATGCCATGGCCGCAGGTGACACGGCGGGTATCGAAATTGAACGTTTGGCTGAACAAGCCTCTACCGGAATTCAGTTTATCCTGGATTCCCAAGCCGCAGGGTCTGATTTTGTCGATGAGGTGCGGTTGGTTGAACGTGACCCACTGATTGACGTGGCGACAGAATTGACTAATCTGCTTACGAGCCATCAGGCACTGACTTTGAACATTGACACTATCGCCCCGACAGATGGGAGTGGTTGGTGGTCCACGGCGCATCAGTATATCAGGGATGTCAACGGGATCATGGTCTATACGCCCCGGTTATTTACACCATCCGCAACATCGTCTATTCGAGCTGATATTGATGACGTATTAGTGAATATTCTCTAATGGCTTTCCCGCTCATTGCCGCCGTCTCGCCTTCGACTAAAACCGATTCGACGATATTCAAGATAGACCGGGAGGTCGGTTTCAGACGGAACCAATTACTTATTGCCGTTATTGGTAAAAGTGGATCGTCTGCTGTGTTAGCCCCTGGATGGGAGGCAGTAAAATCCGCCAGCTCCGAGACGCACCATTGCGCTATTTTTAGACGCATTGTGAAACGTGATGACCCGATTTCCTATGTGTTCACCTCACCCATGGCGGATAACTGGACGGGTTATATTTATGCGTTCAATCTTTATTCTTTAGCCTTGCCCGTTAATGATGCTGATATAGATATTTCTCTAACGGCCCCACAGATCGTCACCAAGAGCCCGGACAGTCTTGTCTTAACAGGTTTGGTTGCTGACAAAGACGACAAACCACTTGATCTCGCGATATTTCAAACAGATTTTAACTTGTCTGTTTTCGGCAATCGGGCATCAGTCGGAATGATCGGCGGGCATGTCACGGCAAAGAATCAAGGCATTTATGGCCCTTATTTGCATAAACGTGCGGCAGAAGGAAATTCAATTGCCTGGACAATAGCGATTACATCCGATGAGTTTTTTGGTGCTAGGTATAAGTGGGAACCGATATTCCCCTTTGACGATACGATTATTCTGGGTCTTAGGTTATCGGGGGCTGAACACAATAATTATTTAGAGTCTGAGGATTATTTGACTCGGGTAATTCAGGCGCGCGTGACTGGCGGCAGTACGGCCATACAATTAGATGAGGATACATGGGAGATACAAAACCCTGGATTACCTTTTCCGTACCTATGGAAACGGAGCCGACTCTAAATGGCAGTCACAGGACCATCAACCATCACGACTGTTGATAGTTTAACGGGATGGAGTTACACGGTAGGGCCAACATCGAGCGGTCAAAATATATTGCTCAATACTGCAAACCAGGTCGAGGGCTCAGGTTGTGCTTTTATCTATGCACCGACCACAGGTGCAGTTGGGCAACGTGAGGCCACTTTTGACATAGGATCAGGCACGGATTTTACCGGCCTCACAATGTTTTGGTGGCTGTCTATTTTCAGCAATTACTTTGGTGTTTCAAATAAGGATAACGCTAACCCCGGTATACAAATTCATATGGAGGATACCTCCGGGAACTGGTCACGGTGGAATATTACGGGCCAAGATACTTATACAAACACCAATCCGCCCGGTCAGGTGACGTGGAAACCATATGCAACGTGTCCCGCTGACTCAACGCCCGACACAACAAGCGGGACACTTGATGTTTCCGCCATTCGTTACATCAGGGTCAGATGCTATAAAGACGCGACTGGCGCAAATCAACACATTTATCCTGCGTTTGACTATTTTACTTATGGCCGTGGGCTTGCGATCACAGGGGGAACGGTTAGTGTTCCACTTGATATCGTCGATATCACCGATGCGGATGAGGCGGCCATTTGGGGACTGACGTTCCGAGATGGTAACACAGTATTTTTTCGTTCATGGCTTGATTTTGGTGCGCCTTCCGGGTCAACGGATACTTATTTTGTCGGAACAGATAGAGTTATTATTTTTGACGGCAAGCGTGCCGCCGGTGATGTTGAAACCGTTATTGTCGGTAACGGCACATCCGGTCAGGGGAATATGGGGTTCAATATATTTAATAATGGCACGGGTGAAACGCATTTTACTATTGGCGTTATTGACGAGTCTACTTCCCCGCCGATTACACGATCAAGCTATGTAATAGCAGGTAACGATTACTATACAGCGCGTATTCATTGCCATGATGCCGATGTTGACGAGATTAATTTTTATGGGCTTTCTTCAATTAGTGGTCTTGATGCCATTGATCTGGGAAGTTCATCCGTCACGCTAGATAATGTTGATTGGATTGGAACACGTATTGGGGCGTGTGGCCCGATATTATTTAATCTTGAAAAGACATCCGGCACATCAAGAATAATAAATAATATTGTTGCGGAGCCCACAGAGACAGACTGCATATTGCTCTATGAGATTCCAGACGATGCGTGGGATATCTATACCATTATCTCAGCAACCCGCGGGATCACCATAAAAGGGTCTGCTTCTCAGTCTTTCGAGTTATCCAGTACCACATTTTTAGACTGCACAACGGATGTTTATTTTGATCACTCATCTGGCACGATGACAGTTTATTTGGATAACTCAACGACGAATCCAACGACAGGACAAACAACCACTTCGCTCAGTTGGGATTTATACGAGCGTAATACTTATGATGTGCATGTCCAGGATGACGTTGGCGCTGATATCGGGACTGTCTTGGTGAGACTTGAAAACGCGCAAGGCACGGAAGAATTTGAAGTTTTCACAGATGTCAATGGTGATATCACGCAGCAAAAAGTAGTCAGGCGAACACAGGAACATTCGTCTGGATTACCGAAAGCCTCTCCGACTGAAACGACACACACACCATTTGTTTCAGATATTCGCAAATATGGTTATATCCCATTACAACTTCCAAAGGCGTTTTTTGATGTTGGAATATCCGATGTTATCGTTTTACAGGATGATGACGTGGTCCAAGCCAGTGCAGGAACAGTTGCCGCTTATACCGGCATTACGATCAATGAAGCCACAACCCCAGATCGTATTGAGGTTACGGTAAACCACACCTTACTTGAAGTCATGGAATGGTGCCGTTGGAAAACCGCGTCCACTGGAAACGGGGATTTACCTGATCCTATTATCTCAACCGATGGCGTGACCTTTACGGTCAATGATTACGATTTTTTAGTCAATAACGTGACGTTGACGGCTGATGACCAAGTTTTATACATGCCGACCAAGGATTATACAGAATCTGGGTCAGGCAACATCACAGGCATTATAGAAGATGTCGATGGTAGAATTGTCAAGATGGTATTAACAAATGTTATATCAGGTTCTACTTTTACTGCTGATGGATCTTTCACGACTGACACACCATCTGGAGCATATAATGGTGTTGGTGATACTATAATTCAGTTCACAGGAACAATACCTTCATCATTTGCAACATCAGGCGATGTACGTCTTTTCAACGGTACATATTATGAGACGTATGCATATACAGGTGTTAGTGGTGCCCAGTTAACTGGTGTTACTCCTGTTCTTTCACAAGACTTCGACGCAAAGAATGCATTACTTGAAATGGTTGCTCCAACAACAATTACAGCTGATCCTTACATTGTATCAGTTGAACCTAGTCAGAATTTTGAGGCAATGATAGCAAATCAGGCATCAACACGTTATATCCCTGTGCAGATATCAGATAATACTGGATCAAATGGGTTTTCTTTACGAGTACAGCAGATAGAGGAATAAAGTTATGGCACTTACAAAAACTGATTGGTCAGTTGCCGCAAATGGTGACTTTAGAGAAGTTGCTGGTACATCAACACATGAAGTAATTGAACTTCATCGGTTTTTTATGGGCTTACTGGATGATACGTCAGCAACAGGCGACGATTTAGTCTATGTATCCAACGGTATTATCCCGTCGGTTAGGTCAACCGATGAAATCATTACCTTGAACGTACCGTATAACATTGATCAAACCGTATCCGAACGATTCTATAACGGGTCAGTCACCTATAACGGCGGCAATGATGTTTATTCAGGACTCCAAGTGGTGGGGAACGTTTCCGGAACTACCCAAATTCAGGTGATTCAGAACAACACCCTAACCACCAGTTTCTGGGGAACAGACCTCAACGCGGTTCCTGCTGAGTCAATCATCATTCAGATGCTGCTCAAGACCCGCACATCCGGCGCAGACGTTGACGGCAAGCGGGTTAGAGTCCAGGCCCGTGAAGATGGTGATACTTATGCTGAATTCTCAGTAACGTTAGGCGCTGGATTTAAGACAGCGGCGTTGTTCACTGGAACGGATGACTTCTATGCCTCTGGCGCTGCGACTATCGCAACTTGGGATGGTGGCGCTGGTATTGTCAATACGGCTGGATATTCACAGATTGACATTGACGGTAATTCGGTCGATGAAAATTACATTTGTTCGATCACCAAAGGCAATCGCTCCACCAATGATATGTATGAGTGGGGTAAATGGACTGGTGTTCGCGGCACATCTGAAACGCAATTCGGGTTATCTGGAGCGCTCCTGCGCGGTATCACTCACTATATTACCATAACCCCAGGAACAGGAACGTGGGTTGAGCCCGAGTCAGTCTCATGGGGCACGGGTGCGACAGCAGGCACCGGACAACTTTTAGCGGTTGATACCACAACCGGCTCGTCCACCACAGAGATGTGGATTCAGTTGTTAACGGGTGTAGCCCCTACTACTAATTTGATTACAGGCGCTGGAGCTGCCACAGGTACAGCGGCAACCGTTACCGCAAAAACTATCAATCCTAATTCATGGTTGGGCAACTATACAGGCGCTTTAACAGGTAACTTCGGTATTGGTGTCCTTGCATCAGACCTGGTTAATATTGCTGACTCGCTTCGTGCCTTGGATGACGTCGCACGTAACCCGCCGAATAACGTTAATCTTACTGCAACTGGTCTTGTGTCAGGCGATATTATTTTCGCGGCCAAGACAAAGACGCACACCACTACTGCATCCGGCGCACACACAGCCGGAGATACCACCCTAACACTGGCCTCCGGTATTCCGGTCGATTACGACACGATAGGAAGACTGATTGTTGATGGCGAGGAGGTGACCTTTACTGCTTATTCGGGGGCGGATGTGACTATTGGTGGAACGGGTCTTCCTTCTAATCTGAGTGGTGGTGAAGTCGTTACTGTAACGCAGTTTTATAATGACGAGTTCACCACCACCGCTGATGCAGGTTCTGTTAATGGTGTTGGAGATGTTATTGTTGAATTCACCGCATCTCCGGGTTCGGCATGGCCCGCAACCGGCATTGTGTGGTTATGGGATGGTGTAGACAGATACGATGAATATTCCTATACCGCAATCTCAGGGGCTCAATTAACAGGTATATCCCCTTCACTATCACAGTCTTATGGTTCTATTCCCGGATATATCCCGTTTGTCTCTGAAACCGCATCTTCAACGAGTATTACAAAAACTATCGTCTACCCAGGAGCTGCGGTTCCTGGAAGGTGGCGGCTCTACAATTCCACCGCGAATATCACGCCTTTCGAGGTTGGATTTAGCATTGAATCAACTGGGTCATCCACGCCATTAACGAGAATCTCTGATGCCTAAACTGTCCTCTCAATGTCTTAATGACATTAAGCGGTATATTCATCTTCGTTATGACCATAAGGGCGAAGAATGGATACAATCCAGAATCAAGCGTGTGATCAGGGCGTTGAAAAAGGAATCCAAAGACGTGCAGGACGATTATTCAGTAAATGTTTCAACATTCTTTGAAATTAATCGTAAGGTACTTGAGGATGCCGAGCGAGCGAAGACGGAACTTATCGATCCTGTCATTACTAAAATGCTGGATATGGATAAGGATGAAATTGTTAAATTGGCGGTAAAGCACGGAGGAAATGTTAACGCGGTAGTGGAGGAGCTTCGTGGCAACAACGATAAACAACATTAAGGTCGATTTCGGCTTAGGCGCTACTGCTCCAAGAGTTACTTTTCTACAAGGTGCTGATATGTCTATTTCAAACATAAGAAGCACAATAAGACAAATCGAGGAAAGTGAAGAAGGAAGGGGTGCGCCAGGTGCTGTTTCTAAGGCTGGAACGGGTTATGGATGGATAGCGAAAGCAGATGGAAATTATGAATTTTCAGATGTTGAAACAGCAGCATTAGCTATAACGATATTACCTCCATTTGTGATGTTTTTTGAAGCAGGTGCAACACCATTTCAAACGAGTGTTGGAAGTATCCTAGGAACATTCCTTGATAGCCCAGGCGCAATTGTTCAGATCAATAATGCCGTGAATGCGACTAATATCAATGAAGAAAAGATAGTAGAACTTTGGCAAGAAAAAGGTCTTGATATCAGCAATCCTTTGACTGTCAGTGCCACGAATAGAAGTTTCGGGTCTGTTTCTCAGACTATCTCAGGCACTGACCCTGTAACGGTACAACGTGATTAATGTTCTATCCGTCGCAACACAAGGGGTATATCCATATAACCCTTTGTCAATGGCGACTGATGGGTTTATTTTTCCTGCGGTTGAAGCCCCAGAATCACGACCCGGCGGGACCGCTACAGATGATCGCCGAAACGTCATTATTGATGGCATTAGGTATCGTGTTAACAGATATGAAGAAATCCAGCTTTTGCAAGCCTGGATTGATCGACTGAATGACGAACAAAAAGAGCTGCAAGCCGAAACCAAGAAAGAGCGGAAGAAACTTAAAACCCTCAAGGCCAAGCCTGTCAAGAAGAAGAAAGGCACGATCAAGAAGGAAACGACGCGAGTGCGAATTGTACGGCGCAATCTCAGCGCCTTGTTACTTGCCGCTAAGGAGCTTCATCAGAAGCGCATTGAATTGATAGAAAGACGCCAGGATCTGCAAGACAGACTGGATGAAGAAGATATCATCGCCCTTGTCATGAGCCGGAGGCTATTTTGAGACAACAGCTAGAGAAAGAACGGATCGACGGAGAAGCCGCTAGACAGCTCCTTGGTAATTCACAATTTAAGCTGGCATGGGAAGCCGCCGAGAATTCCATATTAGAGCAAATGGAAGAGGTTTCCATGAGAGACACGGAAATGCATACCCGCCTTATTATGGCGCGGCAGATCCTACATAATGTCAGACACCATATTGAGACCGTTTTACAGACTGGAGAAATGGCAGAAATTCAACTTAACGAGCCCAACAAGCTCTCCAGAGCATTGGGCAGATAATTAAAGAGGTATATCATGACAGAGCAAGCCAACCCGCAACCGGGAGCTGATCTACAAAGTGCGGTGAACCGTTTAGAGAAAATGGATACCCCGCCAGAGACGGAAACACAGGAAGCCGAGCAGGCCACACCTGAAGTCTCGCCAGAAACACAAGAAACACAG